GTCCACTCGTGTTCGTAATGAGATTTTAAAACATCGTTATTCTGTAATGTTTACTTTAACATATGATAATGAGCATTTGCCTAAAATAGAGGCTTTTATTCGTAATGGTTTAGTACAGTTTAAAGCTATTGGGCGTGTTGAATATCAATTTCGCTCATTGCCTTATAATAACTTTGATAGTTTACAAGCTAAAATTAACAACGATGTATCTCGTTTGCGTTATAATATGTTTGATTTAGATTTACCAATAATAGAAAACTATGATAATGATTTTACATTTGGCGTTGTTTGTAAGAAAGATATTCAAGATTTTCTTAAACGTCTTAGGAAAAAAATAAATGAATTTATACAAGATGGAAAAGAAAAACAAATCCGTTACTTTATTGCTTCGGAATATGGTCCGACAACATTACGTCCAGACTACCACGGTGTGTTATTCTTCGATAATGAAGTGTTATCCTCTAAAATTGCAGATTTCATCGTTGAATCCTGGGGTATTTTTAGAAAATGTAAAGGAAAAAACAACCGTGGACGTTCTACATTTGAGCCGTTTGCGCATCCTGCTTATACCAGAGAAGCCATTAAAATGTGCGACCCAAACACAAGCTACTACGTTGCGGAATATGTTAGTAGCAACTCTTTGTTACCTAAAGTTCTACGAGAGAATGAGTTTAAGCCGTTCCACCTTTCGTCTAAAAACCCTGTTATCGGTTCGTTCAATGTTTCTCGTACGGAAGTACTCGAAGATATCCACCGAGGAAATTACACAAGAAATATTGCAGTTGTTAGAGGAAAAGAGAAATCAGTGGAGTTCGTTGATATTCCACTACCCGAAGATGTTTGTTCTTCCCTCTTCCGCAAGTGTTTCGGATTTAGTTCTCTTTCTTATGCTTCAAAATTGGACACTTACACGTATGTTGCTAATAAGCAAAGAGAATGGACAAAATACATAAATAAAAAATTTAAGGAGTATAAAGATGTTAATAATATCACTGATAATTCGTTTTGTCTTAAAGATTATCTTAATCTTAATAAATTGGATAGGCTTCGCAATTGGTGTGAACGCATTGATACTAACAAGTATTACGCACTTTATATGGACAAAGATGCTACTTGGTACGCATCAAAAAATGCTTCTAAAGTCTGTAGAAAATATAACTTTTTCAAATATCACGGTTTTGGAGATAATTTTAAGTCTTATATTCTGCATTTCGATAAGTATATATATCTTAAAAAGATGTATATTCTACACCAGTTTTACGATCGCTTTAATGAAATTGCTGATATAGTTGGTTTTGATACTGCTATGCTACACGCCTACCCTATTTTGTCAGTTAATGAGATTTATTTAAAAAATCGTTTACAGTATACGTTTGCATCTCCTAATTTATCCGGCTTATTTAGTACTTTAAATACTAAGCCTTACAGTAATGTTATACGTAATGAATTAAAGTCTTTCTATAATGAAAAAGACTTATTTAACGTTGAGTTGTTTAATTCTAAACAGTTTAATAATTCTAAGTTGTATAATGATTATGTAAATGAGCAAAAAGCGCATTTTAATGATAGGATAAAAACCAAGAAAGTAAATAACACTTCTTTATTTGGTGTAAGAAAAATATCATAAGTAGCTAATTTATAAATATATATTAAACTTTAATTTTAATTTTATGGCAAAAAAAATTCCTTTTATTGGTGCTACCAGTCCAACGCGTCCACGTAATGCGTTTGACTTATCACAAAAACACCTTTTTACTGCTCCAGTTGGTGCGTTGCTTCCTATTTTGTCAGTGGATTTAATGCCACACGACCATATAGAGATAAATGCTTCCGACTTTATGCGTACTTTACCGATGAATAGTGCTGCTTTCATGTCTATGCGTGGTGTTTATGAGTTCTATTTTGTGCCTTATTCTCAACTTTGGCATCAGTTTGACCAGTTTATAACTGGCATGCGTGACTTTAATTCCTCTTTGTTAGTTGATAGTTATCAAAAAGCTCCTATGCAGTTGCCTACTTATCGTATTTCTGACATTGTTACGGAATTAAATAAACGTAGTAAAGATAAAACTAAATATAAGGATATATTTGGTTTCTCTGAAGTTAAAAACGCTTATCGTTTACTTGACTTATTAGGTTATGGTAAATTTGCTAATTCCGCAGGTATTGGCTATTTTGATGATTTCTTTAAATGGTTTGAAAAAGCAAAAACAGACCAAGCTTTATTACAGTCTTTGCCTGATAATTTAAGAAACCGAATACTTGGAGGTGGTTTTTCGTTCTCTAATGCTGATAGTGCTTCACGTTATTTGATAAATAAATATTTAGAAGAGTTAGAAAGAAAGACTAAAGAGGTTAATTCATCTTTAGATAGTACAAAAAAAGATTTAGAAAAAGCAATGAACTATTTTAATAATAGTTTGTCTTATTCTGTTACTCCTTTCCGTATTGCTGCATATCAAAAGATATATAACGACTATTATCGTAATACTATTTATGAGCCTACTGAGATTTATAGTGCTAATTTTGATAATATCAATTTTGAAAGTGGTACTATCGGAGGACATTTGTTTGTCGATAGATTCTTAAAGCTTCGTTATCGTTCTGCTACTTTGGATTATTTCACTAACTTACGCCCTCAGCCTCTTTTTGGTGATGATATGTTTAACCCGGAATTCTTCCAAGGTAGAAACAACGGAACTTCCGATTATAAGTTACATCCTGATTATAACAGCGTTCAGGTTGGTATGGCTACTGTTGCAAATATTCGTAATGCTTTTGCAATGGATAAACTTTTGTCTATTACTGCAAGAGCTGGTAAGACCTATGCGGAGCAAATAAAGGCACATTTTGGTGTAAATGTTTCAGAAGGTAGAGACGGAAGATGCCAGTATTTAGGTGGTTTTGATAGTAATGTACAAGTAGGTGACGTTACTCAAACAGCTGGTACTTCTGCCACTGGTAGCGCAGAAACTGCACAGTTTGGCGGTTATTTAGGTCGTGTAACTGGTAAAGCTACTGCAAGCGGTCAAGGTCATATATCATTCGACGCTAAAGAGCATGGTGTTTTAATGTGTATTTATTCACTTGTTCCCTCTGTTTCATATGATAGTACTAAAGTAGACCCATTCTTAACAAAAACTACTCGTGGTGATTTCTTTATACCTGAATTTGAAAATTTAGGAATGCAACCACTTGAAAGTAAATACGTTAATTTCTTAGCTAAAAACGTTACAGGAGATACCCAAACACAACGCTACGTTTTAGGTTGGCAACCTCGATACTCAGAGTATAAAACTGCCCTGGATGTTAATCACGGACAATTTAATGACGGTGAACCTTTGTCTTATTGGACTATTTCACGTGCAAAACAAAATAATACACTTGATACCTTTAATATAGCTTCTTTAAAGCTTAGTCCTCGCCTTGTAGATAGTGTTTTTGCCCTTGACTATAATGGTAGTGAGTTAACAGATTGTGTTTTTGGTGGTTGTTATTTCAGCATTCAGAAAGTTTCTGACATGTCAGAGGACGGAATGCCTAAAATTTAAAGTATATGAATAAGTATAATATATTTTTCCCTAACTTTTCAGATGAAGAAATAAAGGAAGTAGAAAAAGAGGTTACAGAAAACAAGGATTTAACTCCTTTAAATAAGGAAGTAACCGAGGCTTTTGATGTATTGTTTCCTATTGATGAGAAAACAGGTAACACCTCAAACGATGTAACTCGTTTGCTTTCTCCGGTTGTTTCGGCTATGGAAAAGGACCGTATTTTGTCGATGATGCAGAAGATGCCTGCATCAAAGCGACATAATTTATCTGATGATGAGTTAATGAGTATGCTTCCAAGTCGTTATAATACGACATTTACAGATTTGGACAAAGTCCGTGACTATTTCAATAATGTGATAATACCTGAAAGTGATGAACATGGATCTACTGATAGCCCTGATACTGTTGATACCTCAAGTAGTTCTAATAATTCTACTGGTGATGCTGTATAAGTTAGATAATAATGATGATTAATTTTTTCATTTTTTCGTAATATGTGTTTAACCCGTGTCGGCTGATAATCCATATTTAACCGTTCGTTGCTCACAGTAGTATTGACGTGTTGTTCACGTGCAATTCATTGCACGTGATAAAACTGAGGAGCTTTGCGACGATTAAAAAAGAAAGTCAGTCGGCACATAAATTTTAAAATTATGCCTATTCCCGCTCTTATTGGTGCCAGTCTTATAAGTGGTGCAACCAGTTCTTTAGGTTCTATTATAAATGGAATGTCTCAAGCTCGTGAGAATGCACGTGCAAGAGATTTCAGTCGTGAAATGTTTGATAAACAAGTTGCTTATCAAAATAGTATAAATCAACAACAAATGGCTTACCAAGATAAGGTAAATCAGGAGAATAGAGATTGGTCAAATGAGACTGCAGTTCGTCAACGAATTGAAGACGCAGGCTATAACCCATATTTATATAATGGTCAAGCTTCTGCAAGTTCTGTCGGTTCTGCAAACTCTGCTAATTTAGGTGCTTCGGTTTCTCCGATGTCTCCTACTGCTAACCCTGCCCCACAATATGGTAACGCTCTTATCTCTTTTATGGATAGTTATAATAATGCTTATGACACATTAAGAAAACAGAAAATTGATTCTGTTGTTGATAATTCTTACGGTGGTACTGGTAATAAGGAAAAAACAGACTCTAATAATGCTACTAAGTTACTTGAAATTCAAACAAAAGTAGAAAATGAAGTTCTTACAAGTTATATTATAGATAATGCTACTAAAAGACTTATTGCTACTGATGAGAATGGACAGCCTATAAATGATCCTCTTACTGGTCAGCCTTTGACTTATAGTCAAGCAATGATGAAAGCTGAATATAAAGAAAAAGTAAAAGGTATTGAAAAGATTATGAAAGAAATTGAGAATATATCTAAAAATGGTGAACTTATTGATATTGATGTACTTTTGAAGAAATATGAAAATGAATATCTTCAGCCCCAACAATTAGAAGTCCTTAAGTCTACTGTTGATGAACTTAATTCTCGAAAAAAGTTGAATGATGCTAATACTAAGCAAACTAAGATTTTAACTGGTGTGACAAGAGATAATATTGTTGCTGATACAAAAAATAAAAATGCTGATACAGCAAATAAAAATGCGAATACTGCAAAAACTAATGAAGAAACTAAAAATGTACCTAAACAAGGTCTTAATATTGATGCAGATACAGCAAATAAAAGACTTCAAGGTGTTTTAATGCGTTCGCAAAATGCAAAAACTATGGCAGAAAGGCAAAAGGTTTTTGCTGAAATAAAAAAGATTTCAGCTGAAATTCCTGGTATTGTTGCTGATGGTGAGTTAAAAAAATGGAAAGCTAAACTTGAAAAATTTAATTATGATATGAGAATTTGGCGTGAGTTTTTAAATTCTATGGATAAGATTTCTGGAATACAAAATAAATTTGCTGATACAAATAGTAAAAATCTTAATACTTTTATGAAAGTTGCTACTGGAATGTCAGGTCGTTAATTACTTAAATATATAGGTATTATTATTGCTGCTATTATTCCTATAATTGTAAATATTATAGAACTTAGAATTGTAATAATTACTATTATTGTACCGTATTTCATTATTAGATATTGCATTCTTGCTATACCTGTATATTCTTTTGATTTATTTTCGACTTCTTGAAGTCCGTCTAAAAAACTTTTATGGTTGAAAAATAAAAACATAATATTATAATATTGGTTAGATATTTGCAAAGATATAAAAAAATATTCTTGTATGTGTAAATCTATGATTATTTTTTGTAAAGGTGACTGTCTGTGAAGATGGTCACCTTTTTGGGTTACGTTTTTTGTAATATCGGAACTTGCTTCCGATGTGGAAAAAAATGAGGCAAGGAGCAAAGCGACGCGTCAGCTGATCTAACGGCTGATCTAATGGCTGTGTGTTAATTTGTTATTTAATTATTTAGTCAGTTTTCACATCGCAGACGCCCCCGACGTCTGCCATCAGCTTGTTTCTTATTAGGAAAACTGACACCATATAATAAATTACTATATTCGTTTGTTATATAATTATCTATATGTTTTTATAGTCTTCGTGTACGACTATATAAAACATTTAATCTACTACTATACGCGCGCGCGTGCGAATTTACGCATGTGCGTGTGATTTATCTTCTCCCCTATCGCTAAAATTTATATTTTAGTTAAAAATCTTTATTTTTATCTACCTTCATAATGTCTATTATAT